TGAGCGTCGGTCTGAGCGTTCCCGTATTATTTCTCCTGCACTTCAACAGGCTGTTGAGTCTAATGTAGCAGAACTAGAAGAAGCTACGTTTGGGCGAGGCAAGTGGTTTGACGTAAGTGATAATTTTGGAGACACTAACAAGCAAGACGTACAGTTTCTTCGTAACAAACTTACGGAAGATTTTGAAAACTGTATGGTACGCAAAGCTGTAGCAGAGTGTCTGATTAACTCAGCAGTCTTTGGTACAGGTATTGGTGAGATCGTAATGGAGGAAATGAAAGAGATGGCTCCAGCCACTCAGCCCATTATGGACGGACAGTTACAGGCTGTAGGCGTTACGATGCAAGACCGTGTTAAAGTCAAGCTTAAGCCTGTACTACCTCAGAACTTCTTAATTGACCCTGTAGCTACGTCTGTGGAAGACGCTTTAGGTGTTGCTATTGACGAGTTCGTAAGCAGACACCATGTTGAACTTTTGCAGGAACAAGGGGTTTACCGTGATGTTTATGTAGGTTCTGCTGCTCCCGATACTGACTTAGAGCCTGACCAAGACATAACAATCTATAATGACGATAAAGTACGTCTTACAAAGTACTACGGTTTAGTGCCACGAGAGCTTCTAAATTCCGCTCTAAGCGACGATGAAGAAGATTCAGTAGAAGAAGAAGGGTCTGAATCAAAGTACGTAGAAGCTGTTGTAATAGTTGCTAACGGCGGTATATTACTTAAAGCAGAAGCTAACCCCTACATGATGCAAGACCGTCCTGTAGTAGCGTTTCCTTGGGACGTAGTGCCCGGACGTTTCTGGGGCCGTGGTGTATGTGAGAAAGGTTATAACTCTCAGAAAGCCTTGGACACAGAGCTTCGAGCTAGAATTGACGCACTAAGTCTTACGATCCATCCTATGATGGCTATTGACGCAACTAGGCTACCTCGTGGTGCAAAACCTGAAGTACGCCCCGGAAAGATGATCTTAACCAACGGAGACCCCCGTGAAGTACTTCAACCGTTTAACTTTGGTCAAGTGGGTCAAATCACTTTTGCTCAGGCCGGAGCACTGCAGCAGATGGTACAGCAAGCAACAGGAGCAGTGGACTCAGCAGGAATTGCGGGTCAAGTTAATGGCGAGAGTACTGCCGCTGGCATTAGTATGTCTCTTGGCGCTATTATTAAACGCCATAAGCGTACACTGATTAATTTCCAACAGTCGTTCTTGATTCCTTTTGTTAAAAAAGCAGCCTATCGGTACATGCAGTTTGATCCTGAAAACTACCCTGTTGCAGACTACAAGTTTAACGCAAGTAGTACTCTAGGGATTATTGCTCGTGAGTACGAAGTAACCCAGCTAGTACAGTTGTTGCAGACTATGGGTAAAGACTCACCACTGTACAACACACTAATTCAGTCAGTCATTGACAACATGAACTTGTCTAACCGTGAAGAACTTCTTGCGGCCTTGTCTCAAGCTTCACAGCCTAACCCACAAGCTCAACAAATGGCTCAACAAGCGCAGCAAGCTCAAGTCCAGTTCCAACAGTCTCAATCAGCACTCCTGTCGTCACAGGCGCAAGAGTCGCAAGCTAGGGCTGCTAAACTGGCTGCGGAAGCTCAGGCAGTGCCACAAGAGCTTGAAATTGATCGTATTAACGCCATTACCAGAAACTTACGTGAAGGTGATGCAGAAGACAAAGAGTTTGAGCGTCGTATGAAGATTGCTGATACTCTCCTTAAAAACAAACAGATAGAAGGTAAAACTAATGTTGACAGACCACGAACTGAGACTCCTCCTGCAGAGGGTCAACAAGGAGTTCCAAGGAACATTCCAACTCCTAACAGACCTCCAAACCAAGGTGGACCGGTTGGAAACCAAGGTGGAGGAATTTAGTAATGCCCAAGGCCAAGGACCCAAAACTAGCACGGGCGGGCGTAAGCGGGTACAACAAGCCAAAGCGAACGCCTAGCCACCCAACTAAAAAGTTTGTAGTAGTTGCTAAAGAAGGTGACAAGACTAAGACTATTCGTTTTGGTGACGCCAAGATGACTATTAAGAAAGACCAACCTGCACGGCGTAAGTCGTTTAGGGCACGTCACAAGTGTGACACTAATCCACCTAGTAAACTAACGGCACGATACTGGTCGTGTAAGAAATGGTAAGGAGATAACAATGGCAGCAGGAGCAGTAATCAGAGGCGCAGCTAAAATAGCTGAAAAAGTTGCTAAAGGTGCTAAAAAACACGGCAAAGACCTTACAACAAAAAAGAAGCCTAACCAGAAAAAAACTGAAAAGGCTACTAAAGGTCAACGCACTTATCGTGAAGGACAGCGTAAAGCAGCAGGAGCAGGTTCAGTTGCAACTGCAGCGGGTTATGAAGCAGCCAACGTAGATTTAAAAGAAGGTGGTGGTTTACCTATTGCTGACATGAGTCAAAGTGTTGATGTACGTGGTACTGGAAAAGGTATTCGTTACTTTCAAAACGGTAAAGAAGTTAGGATGCCTAAGAAATGAAAGTTAATGCACCTAAAGGCCATCACTGGATGAAAAGCGGTAAAGGTTACAAGCTGATGAAAGACCCTGCAGACGGCTACAAGCCACACAAGGGTGCGTCTAAGTCAGCTAACTTTGAAGTCCAAAAAGTCCACAAAAAGTAAGGAGGCTACTATGCCACACTGTACAGGTAAACGTAAAAAGAAAAAAGGTAAGAGCAAACCCAAGGGGTACTAAAGATGCCTAAGCCAAATCAAAGCCGAAAACGAACAACTAAAAAAAAGTCAAGCCCTACACCCAAGAACAAAGCACTGTACGCTAGGGTTAAGGCAGAGGCTAAACGTAAGTTTGATGTTTGGCCCAGTGCTTATGCTTCAGGTTGGTTAACTAAAGAGTATCAACGTAGAGGCGGTACTTATGCCTAAACCAAATCAGAGCCGTAAGCGGGTGACCAAAAAGAAACCTTCTGGCGGATTAACTAAATGGTTTAACGAGGAGTGGGTAGACGTAAAAACAGGTAAACCTTGTGGACGTAAGTCTGCAAAGAAAAGCAAACGTCCCTACCCCTCTTGCCGCCCTAAAGCTGTTGCAGCAAAGATGACTAAGGCTGAAAAAGAATCGTCTGCACGACGCAAGACAGGACCAAAGCGTGTAGCTCATTCTGTTACAGCTTCAGGTAAGCGTAGAAAGTCTACAAGAAATGCTTGACATTTGTTTAAAAGTGTGCTATAATAAAACTATAGTTAACAACATTAGAGAAACCAATGACACCTGAGCTTGAAACTTATTTTGACAACTACAACGAACTCTTCAATCACGAAGGTTTCAAACAACTCATGCAAGAACTTTCTACTAACGCAACTCAATTAGCAGATATACAGACTGTAAAAGACGTAGAAGATCTCTTCTTTCGTAAAGGTCAAGTAGCTGCTTTCGCTACAGTAATTAATCTACAGGGTACTATAGAAGCTGCCAGAGAGCAAGCTGAAGTAGAAGAAGAAGGCCCATTAGATGTATAAAATCTATGACTTCCGTTGTACTAACGGACATGTCTTTGAAGAAATGGTAGAGTCAGGTACTACAACCAGTAGGTGCGGTTGTGGTGCCAACGCTACAAAAATGGTATCTGCCCCGTCTTTTCACCTTGACGGTTCTACTGGGGACTTCCCCGGTCAGCACATGAAATGGGTACGAGAACACGAAAAAGCAGGTAAAAAGAAGTCTCCACAATGATTATAATCACGGAGTTTAATTATGTCAAGAGCAACAATGATTGATCCACAACCTGAAGAGGAAAACGTGGACGCCATTGAAAACGAAGAAGAAGAGACTCAACAAGAACAAGTTGAACAACCTCAAGAAAAACTCACAGTTCCAGAGAAGTACCAGAATAAATCTCTAGAAGAAGTTGTACAGATGCACCAAGAAGCTGAAAAGCTTTTAGGCCGTCAGTCTTCTGAAGTGGGAGAACTTCGTAAAGTCGTAGACGATTACATTTCTAATCAAACTACGGCACCACCAGCACCTCAACAGCAACACGTTGAGCCTGAAGACGATATAGATTATTTTACAGACCCGCAAGGTGCTGTTAATCGTGCAATTGAGAATCACCCTAGTGTTAAAGAAGCTAGGCAGTACAACGACGAATACAAAAAACAGTCTTCGTTGTCCGTACTAAATAGTAAACATCCAGATATGCAACAGATCCTTGGTGATCCTAAGTTTGCAGAATGGATAAAATCTTCTAAGATTAGGACTCAATTGTTTGTACAAGCTGACCAACAGTATGATGCTGACGCCGCTGACGAACTCTTCTCACTCTGGAAAGAACGGAAGACAGTAACTCAGCAAACCGCCGCAGTTGAAAAACAGGCACGTAAGCAACAACTTAAGGCAGCAAGTACAGGCAACGCACGGGGCAGTGCAGAGGGATCACGTAAAAAAGTATATCGTAGGGCCGACTTAATTAAACTTATGAAAACAGACCCTGAGCGATACCAAGCCTTGTCAGGAGAAATACTGACGGCGTACGCAGAGGGTCGAGTCAAATAATCTAGGAGATTGACATGGCTACTGCAACATATCCCGGCGCAGGCGGTAATACTGCGAAAACTGAAGCGGCAACGTTTATTCCAGAAATCTGGAGTGACGAGATTATTGCTGCTTATCAAAAGAACCTGAAGATGGCTCCGCTTGTTAAAAAGCTTGCTATGTCAGGTAAGAAAGGCGACAAGCTTCACATTCCAAAGCCAACTCGTGGCGATGCAAATGCTAAGGCTGCTGACACTGCAGTTACTATCATTGCAAACACTGAGAGCGAACTGACTGTTGACATCGACCGTCACTTCGAATACTCACGTTTAATCGAAGACATCGTAGAAGTACAGGCACTTTCTAGCCTCCGTCAGTTCTACACTGAAGATGCTGGTTATGCGCTTTCAGTACAAGTCGACAAGGACCTCCACTCTTGCGGTACTGGTTTTGGTAACGGCGGTTCTGTTGTGTTCTCTGGCTCAGTAGCTCCTACTGATTACCAGCACACTGGTTGTTTCTTCAACGATGGTGGTACAACTACTCAGTACACTGACGACACTATGGTAGCGGCTGACGTGTTTACCGATGCGTTTTTCCGTGACATGATCCAGAAGCTTGATGACAACAACGTACCTATGGACGGACGTTCGCTTGTTATCCCACCCTCTGTTCGTAACACTATTATGGGTATTGACCGATACGTGTCTTCTGACTTCGTAACTGGTCAAGCAGTTAACTCTGGCCTGATCGGTAACTTGTACGGTGTAGACATCTACGTCTCAAACAACTGTGCAACTATCGAAGCAGCAGGAGACAACACTGCGTCTTCTGTCGACACCCGTGCGGCTCTTCTGTTCCACACTGACGCAATCGTCATGGCAGAGCAGCAGGCTGTACGTTCACAGACCCAGTACAAGCAGGAATACCTCTCAACTCTGTACACGGCTGACTGCCTGTACGGTGTTCAGGTATATCGTCCTGAAGCTGGTTTCGTACTCGCAATCGCAGAGTAACGATCTTAGGGGGTCAGCAATGGCCCCTTTTCCTTTTCTTTTGTAGGAGCTTTTGATGGCTTTATTTCGTGGCACAGGCGGATCTGGTGATGCTAGTACAGATACTTATGCGTCTGAAGTAGCCCTAGAAGCAACTAGAGCCTCTACAAAAGCAAATGAAGCTGCAGCGTCTGCTACGTCTGCGGCTAATGCCCAAGCTGCTGCAGAGGCTGCTCAGGCTTCCGCAGAGACTGCACAGACTAATGCTGAGACTGCAGAGGTAAACGCAGAAACAGCGGAGACTAATGCAGAGACTGCAGAGAACGCTGCGGTTGCTGCTCAAGGTTCTGCAACAACAGCTAAAACTGCAGCAGAAACAGCCCAGTCAGCAGCAGAAGTAGCAAAGACAGCGGCTGAAACTGCAGAGACTAATGCAGAGACTGCAGAGACTAACGCTGCTGCTTCTGCTACTACCGCTACTACTAAAGCGTCAGAAGCATCTACGTCAGCAACCAATGCTGCCTCTAGCGCCTCCTCAGCGTCTACCTCAGCTACAAACGCAGCTACTAGTGCTACTGCAGCACAAACTGCACAAACGGCTGCAGAGGCCGCTAAAACGGCTGCTGAGGCTGCTCAGGACGCTATTGATGGTTTGTACCTTGGTGCACAGTCAAGCAACCCTACAGTAGACCTAAACGGCAACGCTGTTACTACTGGTGACTGGTACTTTAATACCGGTGACAACAGCACTAGAATTTATACTGGAAGTGCTTGGGATTCAATTAATCCTAACCTTGTTGGTGACACTAGCCCACAATTAGGCGGTAACTTAGACCTAAACAGCAACGACATTACAGGCACAGGTAACGTCAATATCACGGGTAACGTGGTACTTAGCGGTACTGTCGATGGCCGTGACGTAGCGGCAGATGGTACTAAGCTAGATGGCATTGAGGCTAGTGCTACAGCAGACCAAACAGCCGCAGAAATTAGGGCACTTGTAGAGTCAGCCTCAGACTCCAATGTATTCACCGATGCTGACCATACTAAGCTTAACGGCATTGAAGCCAGTGCAACTGCCGATCAAACAGCGGCTGAAATCCGTACGTTGGTTGACTCTGCTACTGACTCTAACGTCTTTACTGACGCAGACCACAGTAAACTAGACGGTATAGAAGCAGGTGCTACAGGCGACCAAACCAATGCTGAGATTAGAGCCGCAGTAGAAGCCGCAACAGACTCTAATGTTTTTACCGATGCAGACCACACAAAACTAAATGGTATTGAGGCCAGTGCGGACATAACTGATACAGCTAACGTAACAGCGGCTGGCGCATTAATGGACTCAGAGGTTACTAACCTTGCACAGGTTAAAGCGTTTAGCTCTGCTGATTACGCTACTGCGGCACAGGGCACTAAGGCTGATACGGCACACGGCTGGGGCAACCATGCTAGTGCTGGCTATCTAACTGGCAACCAAACGATTACCCTTACAGGAGCTGTTACAGGCTCTGGTACAACATCCATTGCAACTACACTGTCAACAATTGACGGGGGAACTTATTAATGACCACGATTAAACTTAAGAACGGCTCTGGCGCTCCAGCGGGTGGTGATCTTGTTCAAGGTGAACCCGCATTAGATCTGACTAACAAGCGCCTGTATACAGAAAATGGAAGCGGTGATGTTATCGAAGTAGGTACTAATCCTACTAGCATTACCACTGGTGACATTACTGCAACTGGTACAGCTAGTTTTGCAAACCTTGCTACTACAGGTGATATAACTTTCGGCGACGACGACAAGGCTATCTTCGGTGCTGGCTCTGACCTACAGATTTATCATGATGGGTCTAATAGTTTTATCCGTGATGCTGGTACGGGTAACTTAGTAATAAGAGGCACTAATCTTAATCTGCAAAAAGATGGCGGTGAAAGCTACATCACAATGGTTGCTGATGACGCAGTTACTCTATTTCACGACAACTCAGCCAAACTAGCCACAACCTCCACAGGCATCGATGTAACTGGCAAGGCAACTGCTGACTCTTTTGAAGTTGATGCTACTGATGACATAAGACTACGCTTTCTCAACGCCTCTACATTTAAAGGCGGGCTTCAGATTGCAACAACTGCTGACGACATGATTAGTGGGTCTGCGGTAGATGACCTGTGTATACGTGGACAGTCCAACATTTTATTTGCTACTGGTGGGAACACGGAACGCCTTCGTATCGACTCTAGCGGCAATGTGGGTATCGGTACTAGCAGTCCAGCAACAAAATTAGAAATTACAGGTACAGGAGATGCTGAAACAGGAGTAACTACAACACACACACGCTCAGGCGTTGGCTACACACTAATACTAGATAATCTTACTAATGCCGCTAATAATGGATCAGGCGTTAAATGGAGAAGTGGTGGCTTTGATACTGGCGCAATTATAACTCGTTCAGATTCTACAGCCGCCTCAAATGACGCACCAGCTTTCATGACATTCCACACG